AACTAGGATTGCGTCTAAACTGTCAAATGATAGCTTGGTGAGTCCTAACGCAGCGCAGATAGATACTGCCATTAATGGTACTATTGACTACTATGAGAATGATTATTTCTGGTTTCAACAAGGAACGAGTGCTTTAAGTACAGTTGCTGGCACTCCTACCTTAACTGGTATACCAAGTGATTTTCATTATCAGCGTCATCCTAATAGTTTTGTTTTGGAAAAGGATAGCCGTTTTTATGAGCTTATCCAAATTACACCACAGCAATATGACAGGAGGGCGGATACGAACTCAAGCAGCACACCTAGATTCTACACTTATAGGGATGATGTGTTTGAGATTTACCCGTATCCAGATGCTGTTTATACGGTCAATTTGTACTATTATAAATCCTATGTGGATCTATCGGCTGATGGTGACAGTAATGATTTTACTACTAATGCTGTAAGGTTGATTGAGGACAAGACGCTTGGCGATCTTTTTCTTGATTATCGAGGTGATCCTGAAAGTGCTAAATCGTATTTTTCAAAAGCGAAAGACGAATATAAAAGAATTAAACGACAAACCTATAATAGGGTAGCTAGGGGGAAAATTGTACAAGAGAGTATAATTGACTCATATCCAGATTATAGGTATCATCCATATTATTATTAGGAGAGACTTATGTCTGGAACTTTACTATCTAATGAACTAGGACGGCTTACTGCGCTTGGTACAAATCCCGCAAGTGACGATACTATCCCACTGCGAGATATTTCAACTGGAAAAATCTTTTCTGTTACTGTTAATCAAATAGCAGCGGGAGCAAGTGCTGTAGATGGCCCTGCATCTTCTACAGATAATGCTATTGCTAGATTCAACGGAACTACTGGATTGCTTATTCAGGACTCAAGCGTACTTATAGATGATTCGGATAATATAAGTGGAGTCGGAACGATAAGTTCAGGCGCAATTACTTCAACTGGCATCAATGTCGGAAGTTCAACCGATGCTATAACAGCATTTTCTGGTGGTGGTCAAGGTTCGGCTGTCGCACTTACTTCATCATTCAATAGCATAACAGTTTTTGCTGCTGCCGGTGATAGTGTAAAGCTTCCAACTGCTGTACCTGGCAATTCAGTAACGGTTAACAACCTTGCCGCATTGTATGCTGATGTATTTCCCATTTCTGGTGACTTGATTGACGATGGTGCTGCTAATGCTGCAATCCCATTGGCTGGTGGTCAAAGCATTACATTTACATGCACAGTTGCTCTTAAGTGGAAATCGTCCCCGCAAGAAAAGCTAGGCGTTAAATACACCACTGGAACTACAACCACTACTTTTGCTGCAGGGCAATTAACTGGCGGTGCTTATGTTGTATATAATAATACGCAAGGCACTCCGGGTTCAATAGCTGTTCGTACGGCTGCTTTAATGATAGCTGATGATCCATTTTTCAGAATTGGGGGTGCGTATCGTTTGCGCATCATAAACAATCAGGGAACTGGAACATTAACCGTCACTACTGCTACTGGTGTTACATTGACTGGAACTATGACTATTGCCGTTAATACTTTCCGTGATTTTGCGGTAACGTATGCTTCGGCAACAACTATGGTAGTTCAGTCTATGGGAATTGGAACTGACGATTAATAGGAAAAAATGACTGAAAAAAAGCGTAAGATTGCTATTGTAGGCACGGCAGATTCTTGCAAAGATGCTCCATTTGATGATGAAAGCTGGGAAATCTGGACGTTTTGCGGAGCTTGGAAAAATATACCAAGGTTTGATCGGTTCTTTGAAATGCACGATGCTTATTGTTATTCCAAAACAGGGACTGGCGATGAGAAAATGTTTGATTTTATTAAAGATGCGGGGAAAAAGGCTTTTGTAGCGGATACAGTTCAATTTCCAGATGCAACTCCATTTCCTTTTGATAGGTTATATAATAAATTTGGTCGTTATTATACTTCCACTGCAGCGTATGTAACTGCCCTTGCTTTACTTGAAGCCCCTACCCACATAGGTTTATGGGGCATTCATATGGCAGGAGATGGCGAGCATGCCCATCAAAGAGCATGTGCGGAGCATTATCTTGGAATGATTAGAAACGCTGGAATACAGTTATTTATTCATCCTGATTCTGAGCTTTTAAGAGAGTCATTATATCCAAGTGTGGATTTATGGAAAGTAAGACAGAAGATTGAAGCTATGAAAGAGCGGGCACGAGAAGCAGAATGTAAATCACATTATGAGGCTGGCAAACGTGACATGTTATTACTTTTAGAAAGGGAGATGAGATAATGCCACCAGGAAGAGGATACAAGGAGCCAGGTCGTCCGAGTAAGGTTGCCAAAAAATCTGGAGCAGGTCTTAAAAAACCTACTAAGTCTCTTAAAAAATCTACTAAGCACAAGTCGAGTCATCGGTAGAAGAAATAGGAATATTTAAATGGTCACATCAACAACCAATTTTAGTCTAAACAAACCTGCGGTAAATAGTGCCACTGATGAAGATTTATGGGGGGCGCAATTAAACACCAATATGGACACTATCGACGATAGACTTGTCCCTACTGGAACAGTAAGCATGTATGCGGGTACTACTGCGCCAAATGCGGATTGGTTATTATGTGATGGCTCAGCGGTAAGCCGTACAACTTATGCTACGTTGTTTGCATTAGTTAGCACTTCTTTTGGTATTGGCGATGGCTCTACCACATTTAACGTGCCTGATTTGCGTGGACGTGCTGCAATCGGTCTTGATAATTTGGGAAGTTCGAGTGCTAACAGGATTACAGACTCCAATGCTGACAGTCTAAATAGTACGGGCGGAGGTGATGAAGATGACACATCCACAATAAGTGGCTCGGTTAGCTCACATACATTAACTGTAGCGGAAATGCCTGCACATACACATGATAATGGTATAGCCGGGGGTGGGTCGCTTTCTCGATTATTTGACGCAAGTTCAAGCGACTCAAGTACTGCGGCCTCAAGATCAACCGGTGGTGGTGGCGGTCACGTCCATAACGATACATTCGCAATATCAGGTACAGGTACAAATACACAACCTTGGTTAGCCTTGGGTGCTATTATTAAAACTTAAAGGGCAATAAAGGTTATGACATGGTCGGAGAATTCAAAGATATCATTGCTTTAGCTGGAACTGAGCCAAGCACGGACTCTACTGCCATAGCAACACAACACTATGTCGCTTCCGATAAAATTAGATTCGTCAATAAACGCCCAGAGAAAATAGGCGGACATGCAGCTATAACTATAGACGGCAACTCCACTATTAGGGGATGTGATCGGTCAATCTTCAGTTACAATTTAAGTGGTAGCGTTAGGTATTTATTTGGAACTAATTCTAATTTATATCACCTCATAGGAAGTTGCCTTACTAATATCACACCTGTTGTTGCAGCCACAACCGCTATAGCTAACTCTTTAGATTCTAATTTTGCTACATTAGGCAGTGATCCTATAGCCACTGTAAACGCCTCGACTACGCTTACAATCACCGACACAGCCACAAGAGTAAGGGTTGGGGATACAATTACCTTGTCTGGCTCGTCAGATGCTAACGGCGTTCCTGCTGCACAAATCAATACCACGCATTTTATACGTACGCAAAGCACGAATAGTTATACATTCTTTGTTGCTACTGCGGCGACTTCTACCGGTGATGATGGTGGTGCGTCTGTTGTTCAAGCTACACCAATTATCACGGTTAACCAAACTGCACACGGTTTTCTTGATGGGGCAAGAATAAAAATACTGGCAGCGGCAACGTTTGCTGGAATTCCCGATACTGATATTAATATAGAGCACATCATACGCACAATAGGCACAAATGATTATGATATCGTTGTGGATACCACAGCGACATCAAGCGTTAGTGCCGGTGGCGGGGCGAGTACAACAGTACAAGGGAAAATTGACTCCGGATTGTGCGATGCAACGGCAGCACAAGGCTATGGAGCAGGGAAATATGGAGTAGGGCTATACGGAACGGCTCTTGTCAGCACCTCTGGTACGCAGCCTGTCAGATTATGGTCTTTTGATAGATTCGGCAATAATGTTATAATGACTCCCGGTAGGCAAACAGGAATATATACTTGGGATTCTGTTGTAGCGGCTGCACCTACGCTTCTATCAAATGCACCTACAGCCGTTAATTACGTATATACATCCAATGAAATCGTAGTGACATTGGGAGATTCTGACGTAGGTAATAGGAGGAAATGGTCAGATAAGGGTGATTCAACAGACTGGACAGACTTAGCAACAAATCAATCTGGTGAGGATGATATTGAAGGAGCGTCCGACTTTATATCTCATCTGACTGTAAAGGGAATAAATTTGGAGTTTACCGACTCTCAGGTATACACATCAAGATATATTGGGCGTCCTTTTGTTTGGGAGACAAAACAATTAGACGAGAAATCAGGCATTATATCTCAAAACGCAAGAGTCCAGCATAACGGTGTTGGTTACTGGATGAGTAACGATAATTTCCACAGATACCGAGGAGGAAGAGTTGAGATAATTCCGTCTAATTCTTCTGAGGAATCTACTGTAAAGAAGTTTATATTTGATGATTTAAACACAGGGCAAAAGAGTAAGATATTTTGCTGGTTTAATAAAAGGTTTAATGAAGTTCAGTGGCATGTTCCAAGTGCAGGCTCTAATGAACCAGATAGAATAGTACGTTTAAATGTTATTGAACAGACTTGGTCGGTAGACACGATTGGTAGATCGGCTGGGGAATATCCAACTCAATTACGTGAATTTCCCTTTTTGGCAGCAAGGGAAAGTGATGACACAACAACTGTTTATAAACACGAATTCGGCAAGAACGACAGTGGAAATGCTATGCCGTGGAGTCTAACCCTGCCGTCTTTTGATGCAGGGGCGAATACCGCAAGAACTTTAAGTATTATCCCTGATTCTATCCAAACAGGTGATATTACTTGTACTGTTAATGTAAAGCAATATCCACAAAGCTCGGCAATATTTGGAACTTCGACACTTACTGTTACACCAACTACCGGCAGAATAGATTTTCAACAAAATAGCCGGATAATTCAATATGTATTGTCTGGCAGTGCAGTGGATCAATCATGGAGAATGGGGTTGTGGCAACATAACATTGCCAAAGGAGGGAAGAAATGACCACTAGTTCATATCCTGATGCCATAACAAAGGACAATCTTCTTGAGACTGTCATAGAAATATCCCGATTAAGGGAAATAGAAGATTTATCTGATTTTCAGAATCTAAATAATAGATTTGTGCAGGGACGTGGTTTATTCACGAGCAGAGCTACACCGTCAAGTTCTTCTGATGTTTTGGCGACAGATAGTGAAGGTGATATTGTAAATGACGGAACTTACGAATATAAAGTTTTGGATTTTAGCGGAACATTAAAATGGGATAGGAGACTACTGGACACCGCTTGGGCAGGAGCTGCTACTGGCTCTTGGGTGAAAATTACGTCTACTGTGCCGAGTTCATCCTCGATAGTGGCTTTTACTGACCTTGATAATACTTATGCTACTTATGCTATAGTTGTAGAAAAATTAACTCCTGATGAAAATGGCGTCCCTTTATATCTGCGAGTGTCATTGGATAATGGAGTAAGTTACGAAGCAGATGCAAATGATTACTTTTCCGTGACTTTTAATGCAGATAGTAATGATTCTGCGGTTACGCTAAGAGTTTCTGAAACAGCCGCTGAAGTAGAGTTGCTAGGAGGCCCAGCAGGCGTAGGCAATGACACAAACGAATCATGTTCGGCGATTATATACTTGCATGACCCGTCTGATTCAGCAGATTCTACCAGAATGGATTTTGCAAGCTCTTGGAAAACAGGTT